GAAAAGCAGAATGTGACGCTTATTTCTTGGAAGGGCCGAATAAAGGACATTTTAATGTTCTCAAATCGGTTATAAAAAAATGGCAAAAACACCAGAATACACCAAAAAAGCAGTAAGCAATTACCGGAGCAAATACGACCTTGCGCAAATCAGATTGCCAAAAGGCACACGTGACAGAGCAGACAAAAACAACATATCTATTAATGATATAGCTGTATCGGCTGTATTGGCTTATTTAGACACTTTGGAGAGTCAAACGGAGAATTTACCGCAAAAGTCGGAAAAGACCGCAGAAAAGGAAAATACAGAGCGTACAGAGGTAGATGAGAAAGTTGCATTGATGCAAGCAAACGAAAGACTTCACCAGCTCCAGGAGCAGAGGAAAGCAGAACGGAAAGCATCGGAACAGCCGCAAGTTGTAGACGCTGAGGAATTTTTAAAAAATATCAATAAATAATTGCAATAATCTATTGACATGCTATATAGCATGATATATAATCAAGATACAAACGAAGGGAGCGATAACAAATGACAGGAACACCGGAGCAGATCACAGCAAAGAAAGCCGCCCGGATCCGCTCAAACGTCCGGCAGTTCTTCCGGTACTACCTGGATCAACTGGAAAACGTGGAATCCGAAAGGCTAAAAGAATTTAACCGGGCAGAACTACAAGCACTGGAAACAGTGCAAGCGGAAACACTCCAAGCACTGGAGAGTATGACAGATCAGGAGTTATTGACCAGCAAAACCGCATACGGTGACAGGGAGTTAATCGACCGGATCACAGTAAAAGCGGCAATGATCCGCAAGACATCAAAAGATTTTGAGGACTACCGCAAAAAAACAAACAATTATAATTGGCAGCCCAAAAAGGCATATGCAAATTAAAAAAAGAAAGGTTAAAAGGTGGAAAATCATGAGAATTAACGGAATCGGAACGGTAAGAAAAGAAGAAGCAATGAAGATATTAACAAGAGAAGGTCGGGAAGCTGTAAAAAGCGGAGAAATTACACCGGAAGAACTCGGACAGATGTATAAATTGGAGCAGATCAAGAAATCTTCAAAAATAGGGTGCTGCGTTGATACGTTCCGCGCGAATTATGACAGGATCCCGGATGACCTGAAAGACCAACTTACACCGGACCAGATCGGGCGGCTTATAGATGCTTTTTACGAGTGCTACGGAGAAGGAAAGAACGATAATAGAGATTAAACAGTAAGAGAGAGGTTTTATCCTCTCTCTTTTCTGCGTAATTACAAAAATTACAATTATTTCAATCCTTTATCTTCCCGGAATTGGTGGGAAGATCTTCCGGCATCCATCCACACCGGAAGACAAAAAACAAATTGTTGTTTTACAAGAAACATAATTGTTTCAATCCTCGCCCGCTGGAATCGGTAGCGGGACCATCACAGCGACCATCTACGCTGTGAGACTGTTAAAATCATAGCACACAATACCCATATTGTCAAATATTTTAAGCAGGTGTAAAAGCTTGCTTTTCTTGATGTATTTTAACTGCGTTATTTTAACGTGCTAAATTTTGTAGACAAATTGTAGACAAATTGTAGACGCAGATAAGATTAAATAAGATTAGATTAAATAAAAGGAGATAAGATAAAAGTAAATAAAAGCAGAAAGACAATGATATACCAAGTATATATAAATACTAGAGCCAACCGGCTGCAACCATGTACCAATCTGCAAAAATTACCTGTCTGTCTGTTTAAAAATCCCATTTGTCAAATTTAACCACATGATATTTTTTAATCGCATGATTTTTATTTGTTTAGGATCAGCAGCAGAACACCACAACAACAAATCGTCAAATGCGTAAAAGGTTGTGATATTATGTTGTGGATTTTTTAATAGTCCTTGTGTTATGATTAAATCAGTTAGGGAGCCGACGCTAACACGGTGCGAGTGACAGCGGTGCAAATCCACCCCTTTCTGGATATACAGCCGCCCAGATTGTAACCAAGACCACCGGAGCCGACAGACCGGAAACGATCAGAAGTCACTAGCTGATCACTTTTTTAGATTTATGTTTTACTGATACACGTTGAGGAGATCAAAAAAACATGGGTTTATTAAGTGATGCCTAGTGATTTTTTATGCAGATTTTTAGGAGGTGCAGAGCATGGAAAAAGTCGAAAACACAGAAACATCCCAGGTATATGAAAATGACATGGAATTATACCTATCCCAGTTCTGCAAGGATCAGAAAATCGAGGATATTAGACAAGAGTCTCAAAGCGTTTGGAATGCTGCACTTATGTATATTAAACGCCATGCATTTAATGATCCGGATTGTCTCAAGTCTAAAGAAATGCATAACATAGACGGTTTTTACGGTGGTCATAGTAATTATAATGCTTATAACTATGATTTAGTTAACCGTATATGTGATTATTATATATATATGTGTATGATGTATGATAAAGAGGTATCAGCTATAGGATTTAGCTTGTTAACAGGTATAGACAGATATACAATAGCTACTTGGAGAGATGATGGGACTAAATCAAGTACACTAAGTTCTGACATCGGCAAAAAGATATCAGATTTCCGTGAAGAGTCTTTAAGCGCAAAACTTGCCACAGCAAAGCGCAACCCTGTTGGAATTTTGGCAATCCTAAATCGTCACTACGGCTGGAACCTTCCGGGAGTATCGAGAGAACAGCAGAACCACAAGCAAGCCTTGACCGCTTCGGATCTGCCACAGTTAGGCGGCACAAATGGACAAAATACATCAATGTTGACTGATTCCGGAGCGTATGACGATAGCAACGTAGATGCGAATGAGTAGCAACAACCTTGGAAACGTGCGGAAATACTGGATAGTTAAGGATGTGTCAATAAAGACTGCGCGAAGCGCGAATTTTGCGCATAGTTGAAATATGTTGGTGATGATGGGGGAGGGGGTTTATAGAAATTCGGAAACCAGCCCTACTAAGTCCAGTAAACTACCCAAAAAATAAAAAGGCTTCGACAGGAGGTGATACTAACATGGAGTTATCTTACACACAAAACAAATTGCAATTTAACAGACCGTCATTTAAGGACGAACTTAAAGATAAGCTTGGAACAGTTTGCTGTAACTGTGGAAGTAATTTGGATGTAGAGTATCACCACATAGTGCCTTTAGCATTGGGAGGAACAAACAATATAGGTAACATTGTACCTCTTTGCCATGTTTGCCATCAAATTGCACATGGTTCTAGGAACATCAGAGACATAAAGAAACCTGAAAACACTGGCAGACCTAGAAAGCCGCCTGTTCCGGGCTATCTGAAAATCCTAGACGAATATAAGAAAGGCAAGATAGGCAGAAAAGAATGTGAGAAACAGTTGCAACTTACTCAGGGAAGCAAGCTAACTGATATGTGGTTCTATAAGAAATACCTGAAAGATAATCGCATAAAGGTTCTTAAGAACCGGATAGATATGTTAAACACACCAAAATGTTTGAAAATGGATCACTCGCAGGAATTTGTAGCAAGGGTTGTTTATGAAGACGGAAAAGAAGAAAAGTTCTTCGCCTGTGGTTGATTTTAAAAATTTCCTCAAAAATAAAAAAGACCAATTAAGGAGAATAGCCGTGATACCATTCATTCAAAAAGATAAGGCTATTACAAAGGCTAGAAGATATTTTAAAAGATATGGATATCGTGTAGTTGGCAGTAAGACCACTAACGCCTATGTGTATGTAAAAGCTGTCAGCTATTTAAAAAATCCGGTTATTGGGAGAGCAAGTCTCAATACGGGCACAGTGGTAGCAATACTGAATGCAAATAGCTGCCCGGTAGAAATCACAGATGGAAAATACGATTAACAGGAGTAAACGCATGATTTTTTTACTCGTTATGCTATTTTGGATTTTATATACATTGCAGGCTCCTTGGTGGATGTATTTGCTATTGATCCTCCTGGGGATATGTGGAACTAAGGATTGAGGTTATAGCTTATGCAGATCTACGGAAAAGAGATTAAAGACGAATGTTCAAAATGCGGTGAAGTCCTACAATGCGAATTGTTTCTGCAAGGTCATGGGATTAAGAGAGACCGTGAGAACGTTGCGGAAATGGTTAGCTGCCAGATGAAGCATCAAAAGAGCAGACTTGATAAAGAGCCTAAAGAAGATTTGCCAGTTAAGGAGAAATGCGAATTGCCGCCGGAGATTAAAGAGATCTACACAGAAGTTTGGAAAATTCATAAAGAGTGCGCTAATCCGAAAACGGATGATGACTGGTCGTATCTTATTCGGCAAGGCAATCTGCTGATTAAAATGCACAACAATAGCCAGTTTGCTAAAGCACTGGTAATGGCAATGATAGATGAAATTGAAGGAAGGACGAAGAAAAAATGCTTGGATTCATGATTTTAAAAATAATGACAACATTGGTATTGACAGTTTTAGCAATATCCGGTGCATGGTATGCTCCAAAACAGAAAACAGCATCAGACGGAGTAATTTTCTTCGCGTTTGCAATGTTCCTTGCGTTTGGAATAACTTTTATGTGGGTATAGCCTATGTGGTTACCGGAGATTATGCGAATTATCCCATATCACATCGTTGAATGGGTTAAATTCATAAAGCCATTGTTATTGCCGAATATCCTGTGTTGTGTTGGCATTGGATATGTGTCGGAGAAATCAAGGCATCAAGAGTGTATGCAGCCTGTGTGTGGGAAATGAAAAATGAAATAATGCGTTCGACAACACTAAGTTTTACAGAGTACCGTGCGCAGGCGTGATAATTTTGAATAGAGTGTTTCACGAAAATAATCCGGGAGCAGATGGTCTCTCTCCCGGAGTTTAGGGCTATCGCCAAGCGGTAAGGCACAGCACTTTGACTGCTGCATTCCCAGGTTCGAATCCTGGTAGTCCTGTTTCGCAGATGTTTTCTTCTTTCGGTCTTTGCCATCTGCGAATATTCCATCTACATGGAATACTCCTTTCACCTCATAGCGGAATGCTGTTAATAGCCGTCACAAGGCTCGTGAGGGTTTTCTACGTAACCGCTTGAAGCTTTGCAACCATATAGCGGTGAAAACTTTATCTGCGTCGATAAGACGATACCGTGATTGCAATAATCGGTATGTAGCAGATAGGTGTGCCAGAAGTTTAGTCGTGGTTATACGGCACAGGTTTTGGGGAAATATGCATAGTGGCGATTGCAGCGGTCTGTAAAACCGTGACATTAGAAACACCGAAGGTTCGACTCCTTTTTTCCCCACGATGTCGGATCGCAACCGACTAGCAGGTAACTGGCGGATGACCTGCGAAAATAAAAATAGCCATAAGTGTTGCTTGGTGTCCGAGCCTTAAATGTAGGCATACAGCTTATGGAAACGCACATTGGGATGTAGCGCAGTTGGCGAGAGCGGCTGTCTTATACACAGTATGTCATGGGTTCAAGTCCCATCATCCCAATAGGTGTTGTTGCAAGTACACTCCGAGTATGCTTATTACAGAAGCATAGGGGATAAATACACCGGTTAATGTTTATCTCATGGGAACTTGATAGAGCCGCTTGCGGCTGACTAAAAGATCCTTGGGCAGAGGAAAACCAAGTAAAAAACCTCCCCTTGCAGATATGGTGTAATGGTATCACAGTAGCTTGCTAAGCTATCCAGCAGAAATGCTGTCAAGGTTCAAATCCTTGTATCTGCGTTTATCTTTATCTCCACTTAGTCTGGCACTACTGCAATAGTTCAGGTCGATGGGAGATGTATGGATAGTAGTTGCTCATTATCGGTTAACGAAAAACACTTCTGTGAGTAGAATTTGCAGATTCAAAAGCAGTCGAGCCTTGTTTGGGTCGGGTGGGTTCGACTCCCACGGCAACTATTCCCTGTCTAAAACGTAAGCCACATACGATTAGCGAAAACCAAGCCTATGAAGTAGAGAACAGACAAGACTGTGAGATTGTGGATAGTCAGTGACAAGTGGGCGGTGCACATTTGGTTATGGCAAGCGCAAGCCATAAAAGGTTTTACGGTGCGATTCCCATGCATAGCTTTAGTGGAAGAGCGGCATCTGCATAGGATGTGTGTCGGCGGTTCGATTCCGTCTGCATGGGTTACGGAGGATATGAGGATGAATGATTTCTTAAAGTTTTTTGATGAAAAGACAAAAGATTTTCCGATGCATCTTGAAATAACATATAGCAAGATATGTGACTGGGGAATCTATATTTACAAACGAGGATGCGCAAACGACTATCCTGTGTGTAGAAAAGATGGTGATGATGCGATTCTTGTACATGAAAATGATACGGACATGGAATTATGCTTCGCAAAAGCACACGTTGCATTGAAAGAATGGCTTATTGAGAATAATGGCGGATATTGAGTGAGGATTAGTAAATATGTTTAGAGACTGCTCTGCTTGCAAATACTGTTCTGTCGATTATTCTTTTGACGAAGAAACAGGGGACGAATATTCCATTTATGAGTGTACAAAAGGTAATGATACAGATTTAGATTTTGAATGCAAAGATTTTAAGAAATATAAACCGAGGAAGTACGTTGAAAAAGATACGGAATGTGATTGTTGTCAAAACGCCCATTTTTGTTCAAGGTTATCGGGTACTGCTTTTGACTGCACAAATATGTTTGATAAACATAGTCACGTTTTATATAATCGTGACTACTGTTATAAGATAAACGGTACAAAATGGAACGAGATATTAAAACTGCGAGAATCAGGACTAAAAGATTCTGAAATTATAGAAAAAATCAGCAATGAGAAATTAGCGGAAATGGTTCGATACGTAAAAGAAAATGGGATTGAGTTGCCGGAATCAATAAAAGAACAGTGCCGTAAAGCAGGATTCGAGGTGTGAGCAGAAAGTTGGTGGAAGAATGAAGTCATTAGAAGAAATATTTTTCAGAGCTTGCGTGAATGAGCAGAAAAGAAAATCACATTCGATCGATCGGGAATTGAGCATAAGAACTATTGGTAATATTTTTGAAAGGCTTGGATTTTCGTATAAGCAGTTAATGTATTATGTCAGAAAGTGGTCTGACAAGGGATTTTATAATTATGGAGTGACGCTTGACTTAGGCTGGTTTGAATTTGATAAGCTGACCGGAGAATATAAGCAGATTTGTGATTATATGACAAGTACGGACGGATGGAAAGATGGAGAACTTGCAAATTATATTGTCAGTAATTCGTTTAATCGGGAAAGGATAACAAATTTTGCATTGAAAAAGCATCTTGGAATTGAAAAAGATGAGGACTTCTTCAATCCATACAAAGAGGGGTAACTAATGAAACATATCAAAGAATGGCACACTTGCGATAGGTGTGGAGTAGAAATAAAGAATACACTTATCAGAAAAGGGAAAATGAACATTAAGGCAAAAAAACAAGATGGATACCGTGCCAGTGACTTGATTGATGATTTTGAACTAATTCTGTACACGAAAGAAGCACAATTTGAACTTTGCCATAAGTGCAGGAAAGATTTTGTGAGGTTTATGAAGAATGAAAATAACGGAAATGAATAATTGCATTGAAGAAATGCGTAAGTGTTATAACTTTAATGATGATAAGACTGAAATAAGGCTTGGGGATATGATAAGTGGCTTTGACAAATATGTAACTGTCTGTACAAGAGATGAAAATGGAACACAGATTGAAATGACAAGACACGCAGACGAATTAGAATAAACAAAATCACCGGCTAACAAACGGAGTTAGTCGCTAACCTAGAAAAATTATAGGCAGAATCCTATAAGGCACTTCTGCCACAAGCGGAGGTGCTTTTCTTTTGGCGAGTCAGAGCCTTATATCGGCAGTAAACAGCTATGACAATTACATACAGCGCAAGGGAATTGATGAACAGGTCATTGATGCGTACATAGAAGCCTGTAGAGTGGCTATAAACGGTGAAAAGGATATAACTTATGGCTTACAGATAACAAACCGTTCTAAAGGCATTGTAGAGCGTTTCTGTATGGAAAGAACCGGAGGAACCATATGGGATTTGGAAAAGTATTCCTTTGCAAACAAGACGCACTATTCTCTGACAGATAAATTATACGATGTTCTTTTACTAGAAGCACAAAATAAGGTTGTGGACAGTGCATACCGATACTTGGAAAACAAAAGAGAACCTAGAGAGCGGTTCTACATGCCACGTAGAAAGCAATTTCTTAAAATCGGTCTAATGGATGCCATTCAAGGCATGATTGATGATATATACGACATCCTCTGCGTGTCTCTTATACCTGGTGCCGGTAAAACCACGGTCGAGAAAATGCTAAATGCATTGGTAGCAGGATGGTTTCCGAGAGATTTCAACCTTTTTTACTCTCACAGTGGAGATATTACACGTATGTACTATGACGGTGTGTACGATATTTGCACAAATTCTGACGAGTACACTTGGAATGAGATTTTTCCTAATCTTTCCGTAACTAGCACAAACGCAAAAATGGAACAGTTCAACATTGGAAAATATAAACCATTTCCATCCGTTCAGTGCACATCTGTAGGAAGTAAAAATGCTGGTAAAGTGCGTGCATCTAAGTTTTTGTTCGTAGATGACATGATCGGTGGCATCGAAGAAGCTATGAATCCTATAATTTTGGATAAACTTTGGGACAAGTATGCGGTAGATGCAAGGCAAAGAAAGACACAAGATACTGACGGAAAGAATTGCAAAGAGATCCATATTGCAACCAGGTGGAGCGTAAATGATGTAATCGGTCGGATCCAAAATATGTATGAAGGGAATCCGAGAGTAAAAGTAATTGCAGTGCCGGATATTGACCCCAAAACAGGATTAAGCAATTTTGACTACGAATTTTCCGGATTTACGGTTGCTTTTTTTGAAGATCAACAATTGCTCATGGATGAAATCTCTTATAGGTGTCTTTATAAGCAAGAGCCTATTGAACGTGAGGGATTGTTATTCCCGGAAGAAAAAATCAGACGTTATCTTAATCTTCCTCATGGCGAGCCGGAAATCGTTACTGGGCAATGCGATACCAAGGGAAAAGGAACAGACTTTTTTGTTCTTCCGGTATTACAAAAGTACGGAGAAGATTATTACTGCGTTGATTGCGTGTGCGACAATACAGCAGATTATGAAATGCAGTATGAAAATGCGGCAAATGTACTTGTTAATAATAAAGTGCAAGAGTGCGAATTTGAACGTAATGCCGGTGGTGACCGTGTGGCAATGGAAGTAAATAAGCGTGTAGAGAGTAAAGGCTGGATATGCAATATCACTGATACTCCCACAGAGACAAACAAGGAAGCTAGAATCTTTCAGTGTTCTAACTGGATATTACAACACGTTATTTTCAAGGATCCGTCTCGTTACAAACCGAATGAACCATACGGAGTAATGATGTCACTGCTGAAAAGATATTCTGTATCCGGAAAAAAACAGTTAGACGATGTGCCTGATGTATTTTCTAACTTTGCTTTAAGAATCACAAACGGTAACAGAGTGGCAAGAGCAGAAGCAATCAGCAATCCTTTTTCAATGGGTAGGAGGTATTAGATGACAACAAAAGAATATTTAGGGCAGATAAGCCGACTTAATCGGATGATAAATAATAAACTCACGGAAATCGCACAACTCAAAGATATGGTGGTAAGCATATCTGCTCCGCAAAGCGGTGAAAGGGTACAGACTACACCGAATTTTGACAAAATAGGAACAAAATATGCCAAAATTGATGAAATGGAACGGAAAATAGATGGCATGGTAGATGAACTTGTCGATAAAAAAGAGAAAATTATACAGCAGATAGACAGCATGGAAGATGAGAACACATACAATATTCTGTTCGCAAGGTACATCGAAAAGAAAACTTTTGAAGTGATTGCAACAGAAATGAAATATTCATGGAGACAGGTTGTCAGACTTCACGGAACGGCATTGAAACAGTTTGAAAAGAAATACGGAGAAGGGTATTTGAATGAACAATGTCATTGAATGTCATATATAAAAAATGGTAATGTTAAACTGACGAAAATATTTAAGATGCTTTCTAATCCTCCTAAAAGGCAAACAGCCGGGAATACCGTCTACGTTATGTGGGCGGTATTTTTGTGCGAAGAAAAGAGGTATTTATGATTTTTAACCAAAAAATTAGAGTGTACTGTCCGGGATGCGGACGGTTGGTCGGTGAATGTAGTGCAAAATCGCATATCGACAAGACATATAAGTGCAGGAATTGCGATAAGATGGTTGTTTATCATACGGAGACCGGAGAACGTGAGATCAAGAAACTTCCACAGAGAGATCAGAGCAGCGGAATAACATTTTTGTAGGTGAAAATATGAACACTATGAAATTTCAAGACCTTGTAAAGGGTTGTCACGGTAGAAAAATTGCATATACGGATGTGGAGCAGATAACCGAAGACAACATTGTAAAGGTTATTGGTGATTGCATCGGTGTTTTTAATTACAATAAGTCAGTTATCAAGTACTTGTGGGAGTACTACAAAGGTGACCAGCCTGTACTATACCGAACAAAGCTGTCAAATGAGGATATAACAAACAAAATTGTTGAGAACCATGCGTATGAGTGGGTGCAATTCAAAGTTGGTCAGACTTACGGAGAACCTATTCAGTTTGTAAGCAGAAAAGATGATGAAGCTGTAAATAAGGCAGTAGATGAACTGAATGATTACTTAGCTGATGCAAATAAGCATGAGAAAGACATAAAAGCTGGTGAGTGGCAGTCGGCAACCGGAACATCATTCAAAGCTATTCAGATTGTGAATGGAGATGTGCCTATCCGTGTGGTTGCACCTAATCCTCTGAACACGTTTGTTATTTACAACCGCAGTTCCGAAGAACCGATTTTGGCGGTACAGGAATTAAAAAATGAAAATGGCGAGTGGTACAAACTCTGCTACACGGAATCCTATGAATGTAAGATAAAAAACAGTGCGGTTGTTCCTGATACATGGAAACTTCACGGATTTGGTGGTATTCCGATTGTAGAATTTCCGAACAACCATGAGCGGTTGTCTGATATTGAACTTGTTATAGATCTGTTGGATGCAATCAATAATACACAGTCAAACAGAATGGACGGCATAGAGCAGTTTATACAGGCATGGATCAAATTTGTAAACTGCGATATTGACGAAGAGCAGTTTGAAAAAATGAAAATGAGCCATGCATTGGTTGTAAAGTCCAATAACAAGGATAACAAGGCTGATGTTGATGTAATGTCGCAGGAACTTGACCAAACGCAGACACAGGTATCTAAAGACGATTTAACAGACAGCGCACTTTCAATTTTGGGAATACCAAACAAACAAGGAAACACTGGCGGTGATACGCAGGGTGCGGTTGAGCTGAGAAACGGATGGGATTTTTCAAAATCAAGAGCAAGGCTTAAGGATCCGGTTGTTAAGACAGCAGAGAAGAGACTGGCCAAGGTTGCGCTGAATGTTATCCGCATTAAGAAAGAGGATCTGAAGATCACTCTTAGAGATTTTGATGTGCAGATCAATCACAGTCCACAAGATAATATGTATACAAAGTCACAGACACTATTGCAACTACTGCAGTGTGGTATTCATCCTCTTATTGCAATCAAAACGGTTGGACTTTGGGGAGATTGTGAAAAGACTTTCAACCTTTCCAAGCCTTACCTTGATGCTCTGTGGAAAACTGCTGACATTATCAACATGGAAGAGCAGATGGCAAAAGCACAGGAAATTGTAAAACAAATGCAAAATAAGACAGTTGCCTAGAAATAGGTAGCTGTTTTTATTTTATAAAATTTGCAGCTATGCGGTAAATAGCAGAGACTCAGCAGGAGCGACCTGCGGTAACAAAAGCGTGAGTTTAACGGAGGTAATTTATGACACGAGAAGACGTATTAAAACTTTTTCCCGAAGCTACGGACGAACAGATTACAAATCTTTTGAATCAGAACAATTCGGAAGTTGCAAGAGAAAAAACAAAGGCAGGACAGTACAAGGCTAAGGCTGATAGTGCAGATGAGTTACAGAAAAAGCTTGATGAACTTGAAGCCGGAAATCTTTCTGAAATTGAAAAAGCTAATAAAGCTTTGGAAACTGCAAATGCAAAAATCGCAGAACTTGAAAAGACACAGGCTATTGCGGCACAGAGAAGCAATGCGGCATCCAAGTTTAACATTTCTGTTGAACAGGCATCACAGGTTATCAAGGATGACGGCAGTTTTGACTACGAAGTACTCGGAAAAATTATCTCTGATAAAGAGACTGCTGCGGCACAGGCTAAAGAGCAGGAAATCGCAAACGGAACCACAAATCCGGGCGGTGGTAGTGCTGGCGGTGGCAAAGATGAAAAGACAGAAGCCGAAAAAACGGCAGAAACTATCGGAAAGACTTTAGCCGGAGAAAACGAGACGGCAAAGTCTATTGTAGAAAATTATTTATAGGAGGTAAAACAGAATGAAATTTTCTGAATCCACTGTTACTACACAGAAAGAGATTTTAAAGCGCAAGCTTGGTGGAGAGTTAGTTGAAGGGATTACCCTTGACACAACCGCATTTACTAACGGTGTATGCAAAGCCGGCAGCCCTATTGCGGCAGACGGAAAGTTTGTAAACGGAAGAACGACAAGTGGAGACAGCGTTTCGGTTAATGATGCTGCTCCTGTTGGCATACTTCTGAGTGATGTTTACGACAGCAATCCTAATGGAACGATCGTAAAGGCTTTTGCTTGCGTGAATGAAGCAAATGCTAACGCAAATGCAGGAATTACTATTGCAGAAGCTGTAAAAACTGCACTGCCTTTAATCGTATTTGAGTAACTATCTGACCATAGCTAACCGTAAAATATCGGTAGAAAGTGAGAAATAGAATGAATATTAGAGATGCTTACAATAGTAAAGCAATCGCACTTGTGAATACAGAAGTCGCAAGTAATAAGATTGCGTACCTTGGCACAGGATTATTCCCTAGCAAAAAGAAGATGGGACTGGACTTAAAGTGGATTAAAACCGCTAAGGGACTGCCTGTTTCTCTTGCCCCTTCTAACTTTGACGCAAAGTCTACTATCAGAAGTCGTGAAGGATTCAAGATGACCGAAACAGAAATGGCATTCTTCCGGGAATCCATGCTTATTAAAGAATCTGATGAGCAGGAAATCATGAGAGTACAAGATTCTACTGACCCTTATGCAGCAGAAGTGCTGAACAGAATCTTTGATGATGCAAATACTCTGGTTGATGGTGCTAATGTAGTACCGGAGAGAATGAGAATGCAGCTGCTTGCACCCAGTGACGGATCTCCTAAGATTTACATTCAGGCTGACGGTGTAACCTACGCTTATAACTATGACCCTAACGGAACCTACAAAGCTAACAACTTTGCAGAACTTAAAACTACAACCGATAAGTGGTCTGATATTGAGAACTCTGATCCTATGGATGATGTTTCCGTAGCTATTGATGCCGTAGAAGAAGCTACTGGTGAGAGACCTTCCATCATGATTGTCTCTAAGAAGACTATGAACTACTTGAAGAAGAACAAAAAGATCAAGAGTGCTGTTCTTGCACAGAATACAACCGCAAATGTATTTATGACCGATGCGAGAGTAAAGGAACTTTTCTCTACCGAACTTGGCATTAGCATCATTGTATACACTAAGCAGTACAAGGATGAAAGCGGAACTGCTCATAAGTTTTATCCTGATGGATTTGCGACCCTTATTCCTAACGGTGCACTGGGTAGTACATGGTACGGCACTACTCCCGAAGAGCGTACACTCATGGGTAATCCTGCCGCAGATGTAAGACTTGTGAATACTGGTGTTGCTGTTGCTGTCAGCGTAACAGAGGATCCCGTACAAACCAAGACTACAGTATCAGAAATCGTACTGCCTTCCTACGAGAGAATGGATAGCACCTATGTAATTAAGTGCTACTAAGGAGGTGCGCCGGATGAAATTTGACCATAAGGTGAAATACAACGGCACCTGGTATCTTCCGGGAGATGAAATCCCGGAAGAAAACCATAATGCAGAGGAAAGCAAGGAATTGCCGACAAAGAGCGCAATTAACCGCATGAGCACTGCGGAGTTGCAAACATTTGCAAAAGAGCAAGGGATTGCAGATGCAGAAGCACTTACAGGCACAGAACTGAAAAAGGTTCTAATTGAAAAGTTTGAACTTTAAGAGGTAACACATGGCAGAATATACGACTTTGGAGCAAGTAAAAATCCGTCTGAAACAATTTCATATTGATTCTGAAAGCTCCGAGGTTGTGTTTGATGACCTTGAAGATAACCCTCTGATTGAGCAACTTATCAGTCAAGCGAAAGCTGACATTGTGGCAAAGAGAATGTACCCGGACAGCTACACGGAACAAAAGATTGCAGAGGACTTGAAGCGGTTTGAGAGCGTTATTGTGAACGTGGTTGTGTATGACCATTCACAGGCTGGAGAGAACTTCATGGCAAATTACTCTGAAAACGGTGTGTCGAGAACATGGAGAGACCGTGACAATCTGTTCGTAGGTGTATTCCCATTTGCCAAAGTGCTGTAAAAGAAGATTGTGCGTGACCATATTGCTGGTGTCAGCAATATGATTGCAGGCGGCACACTTTAAGGGTGGTGGGCGGTGTGCCAACAATAAGTAACAGGAGATATGAAATGAAAGATTTTTTATTACAGACATACAATATTGTATTGCCTATTTTATTAGGATATATTGTCTGGCTCCTTAAACAACAAAAGAAGGACAGAGATGCAAACAGTAAGGGAACAATGCTTCTTTTGCGTGTTCAACTTATTGAGTATCACGATAAGTACATGAAGTTGGGAGAAATTCCTAGTTATGCGTATGAGAATTTTGTAGAGATGTACAATGCGTATCATGCGTTAGGCGGAAATGGAATGGCTACCAAAATGTACGATGAAATCAAAGAAATCAGATTAAAGAATGGAGGTAAAGAATAATGGATTTTTCACAAGTAGGAACTTGCGTAGCAATCGTGGTTATCTGCTATCTTTCCGGTATTGGAGCGAAGCTTATTCCGGTTATTAAGGATAATTACATTCCGGTTGTTGTCGGCATTGTCGGTGGTATTCTCGGAGTGGTAGGAATGTATGTGATTCCCGACTTTCCGGCAAATGACGTACTAAATGCTATTGCGGTCGGCATTGTTTCCGGGCTGGCAAGCACCGGGGTAAATCAGATTTACAAACAGGTAAAGAAAGATGCTTGAAGCAAATAAGCAAAAAATGAAGTATTCCAAACAGGGTGAGAAAGTTACAATCTACGACCGTGACGAAAATGGAAACATTAAGTACATTGAGGTTGATGGTGAAAAGATTCCAGTAGTTTTGAGAGAAGCTATCGGATTTTCTGACCCTGTTCCTTTTTCTGCAAATATCAGCAACAAACTGTCAGAAGTACTGGTAAAGGAATTTGGTATTGATGATTCCAGTTCCTATTGTCAGATTGTGACCGATAAGGGATATTTGCCGATTAAGGCAGGAGACATTGTTTGGAAGAAATCTGATGTGGGGCGAGATAGTGATGGACTGGTTGATGATAAGACAGCAGACTACGTTGTAAAAGGTGTAGCTGATGAAGGACTTACCGTTGACCTGTTTTTGCTTCAAAAGACGGTAAAGTGATATGGAAGATAAGAAAATCAATGTTTTGGGAACAGAATATCTTCTTATGTTTCGCACAGAGGAAGAAAACGAAGAGTTAAAGGAATGTAATGGCTATTGTGACTATTCCTCTAAAGAAATTGTCGTGTTGAAAGAGAAGAGAAAAGATGATGACATCAGAAATTTTGTGTGGATGCGGAATAAAACCGTAAGACATGAAATTGTCCATGCGTTTTTGAGTGAAAGCGGACTTCTGAACAACACATACAATGTTGAATGTGGTTGGTCTTTCAACGAGGAAATGGTGGATTGGATAGCAATTCAGTTTCCTAAAATGATGAAGATTTTCCAAGAACTTGAAGTTTTGTAAGGTATTGAACTATGGGAAAGACGATTGAACTAAATCTATTCAGTGACAAGTACATACAGAACGCTATTAAGGCTCTTATAGACTACGAAAACAGCTTGACCTATAAATGTAGGCTACTGGCTGAAACTTTGGCAGAAAACGGTGTAGAGATTGCTAGAGTACAGATTGCAGACCTTGACGCTATCTTTACTAGCGAACTGATACAGAGTATCCACGCTGAATATGTTGGTTCGGTAAAAGGCGGTGGAATATGGGCGGTGGTTGCAGGTACAGACCATGCGGCTTTCGTGGAGTTTGGTACTGGTGTTGTTGGAAAGCAGTCGCCATATCCATATCAACTACCGGAAGGTGTTGACTGGCAGTATGCAAGCGGAAAAACCATAAGGCAACTTGCGGATGGAAGATATGGATGGTTTTATCCTGCGGATGACGGTAAATGGTATTTTACAGAAGGTATGCCGTCAAGACCATTTATGTACCTGACTGCAATAGAAATTCGTGAAATTGTATTACAGACAGCAAAGGTGGTGTTTGGAAATGGCGGTTAATGAATATCAATGGGTATCAGATTTCAAAGTCAAGATTGCATCATACTTGAAAATGAAAATACCGCAGAGCCATCCTAAAGCGTATGTAACGGACAAGAGCAAAGATTTGTCAGAACCCACATTCCCCACAGTTTACTTTCATGCTATGCCGTTCACAGAGACAGGACAAGACCTTGAAGGACGGTCTATCAATGGAATCACAGCATCGTACCAGGTGGATGTGATAACCAACAAAAGTCAGGAAGAAGCTGAAGCTATCATGGCTACGGTTGCCGGACTTTTCAAACGTTTGCGATTTCAGATAACTTCCATGCCGGAGTTTAGCAATACTTCGCAGAAAACATACAGAAGCACAGCACGGTTCAGAAGAAACGTAGATGCTGATGATATATTGTAACTATTAACAGAGCCTAATGGCTCTATTTTTTATGCAAATTTGGAGGTAAATATGGCTACTGGTTTAAAATCAAGAATTGCCTATAAAGAGCCTAGTTCTAGTGCCGCTGCTGGTGAATACTGGGCAGGAACGTACAAATTGCTTATGAGAGCAAAAAGTATTCCTTCACCGTTCGGAAGTCAGAACATGGTGGATACTTCTACACTGGAAGATTTGGTCGAAACACAGGAAATGGGTCGTAGAGCAGCTAACAGTATGGAAGTGCAAGGGGCATTTGAGAAAAAGTACAAGGATGAAATGGTGACAAACGAGGGAAAGAAACTCGATTTCATCATCCTGTATGGAACTGACGGAAAAGGCTCAGAGGGTATTTGCGCATTTATCGGTCAGGAAAGTTTTGCACCGGACGAAGCGACAGACGATCATCTGACTGGAACTGCTACGATTGCACAAGCTACTGTGCCGAAGTGGATTGAAGATAATTACACTGTTGCAGTAACAGAGGATGAAAACGGTTATCCCACAGCAATTACACTGACAAAAAAATAGAAAGTCAGTCAGAAACAAATAGCACTGCCGTGGCTGACTTTGACGAAACGGTAGACGAACCATTGATTTAAGCAAAAGAGAGCCGTCTTCGGGCGGCTCCTTTCCAACAAAATGTTGGGGAAAGGATATGTTTTTATGAAGAAGATTTTAGTTAATGATGTTGAATATACTTTAGAGTTTGGATTCGGTGCTGTGGAGTGCAAGGATTTGATTCAAAAGATGTTTCTTATGCTTTCCGGTGGCTATGTAGCTAAAAAAGCAAAAAACGTACAGAATCCCACACCAGAAGAAATTGTAGATGGTAGCGGATATATGCTTGCAGAATTTCCTCATGTATGCAAAACGGCTTTTTATGCTGGTCTTATCGAAAACCATGAAGATATTACACCGGATGAATCCAATGCTTTAATGAAAGAATACATGAAAGCAAACGGTCTGTCTTTTGTGAAGCTGTATGGAGAACTGACAGACTGTATGAAAGAAGACGGTTTTTTCGAGCTGTCGGGTCTGACGGAAATGATGACGCAGACCAAGGAAGAGATGGAGAAAGAGGACAGCAAGGTAACGAAAATGCCGCAGGATCACAAGAAGAAATCGACTGGCACAAAATAATATGGGAAGAATATTTTCCATTTGCTTTTTCCATGGGAATTTCGATAGAAGAGTTCAAACATCTGAATCCTAAAAAATTAGAGTGGTGTTACAAAGGATATAAACTCAAAAAAGAGGAAGAAGATAGGAATTCATGGCAACGGTGGGGAGATTATGGAATATCTGCATTAATCTTTGCAATAGACCATTGCTTAAATGGAGACAAAGCAAGAACTACTTATGTTGAAAAGCCTATTTCAGAAAAGATAGCACATGATAATGAGCCTAAATATAAGGAATCTAATGAAGAAATTGCAATATGGGAAATGAAACAGCGAATTAAAGCATTAAGAGAACAAGGATTACCGGAAAGTCCGGATTAAGGAGAAACAAGCATGAGTTTAACAGGAATTGATGTATCTTCCTATCAAGGGAAGATTGACTGGAACAAGGTATCGCAGAGTGGAGTAAAATTCGCAATTCTTAAAATTATCCGCAAGGATTTGAACCCGGACAAGAAGTTTGAGGATAACTGGAAAGGTTGCCAAGAACACAACGTTCATGTGCAAGGAGTATATGAATACGGATATATTACAACGGTTGCAAAATCACGATCTGATGCAAGAAGAGTGCTTACTATTCTTAATGGCAGAAAAGTGACAGTATATCTTGATGTTGAAGATGCCGTTATGAAAGGTCTTGGCAAAAATATTATTTCCATTATCAATGCTTACGGCAAGGTCATCACCGATGCAGGATTGCAGTTCGGTGTATACACTGGGGAAAGTTTTTACAAGACATACATTAAGCCTTATGGCGGTGTGAGTTATCCCATGTGGATTGCACGGTACGGCAAGAATAACGGCAAGTGTGATGTGAAATATCAACCGCAAGTACCGAACATGGTAGGCTGGCAGTATACTTCTAAAGGTCGTGTAGGCGGCATTGTAGGAAACGTGGACATGAATGTATGGTACAAGGAATTAGAAGCCGTACAGGGCACTACGGAAGCGTACAGCAACCCTTACACAGAACCGACAAGACTGTTGAAGAAAACAGTTCCTTGCATGAGAGGTGATGATGTGCGGTGGTTGCAATTTGCACTCATTCATCATGGTTGCTTATCTGCGGTGAATGCAAAGGGAAAAAGCAACATTGACGGAATTTTAGGTAAAGACACAGCAACGGCAACCGGAGTATTCCAAAAAAAAGTCGGAATCGCGGTTGATTACAAGTGCGGTGCGGTTACGAGAGAATATCTTAAGAAATAATTTTAGGAACGGTAGGTGTCACAGCTTACCGTTCTTTTTATGTGTAAAGGCGGTGCGGTATGGCAGATATTGATTCTTTGCAGATTAAAATAAAAGCGGATGCAACTAGCGCAAGTAACGCACTGAATAAACTTGCAAATAGCCTTACGAATTTTCAGAAAAGCTTGTCTATTGACACATCCAAACTGACAAGCATTTCCAACAGCATACAGAGTATCGCAAATGCCGCAAATTCCATGAATACGAGCGGCATTAAGAATATCTCCACACTGACAAATTCCATTAACAGAATGGGGAAAATAGATACAAGCGGATTAAGCAGAATTTCATCTGCACTGAAGACTTTTTCTGCCGACATGGAAGGAACTAAAGTAGATGGAGTAGGTGATATTGCGAGCATAGCATCTTCTATCTCAAAACTTGGCGGTGTAGCATCCGGCAGAGCAATTACAAACATTCCTTTACTGGCGAAGAATTTAAAGCAATTATTCACCACTCTGTCTACTACACCGAACGTAAGTGAGAACATTATCCGCATGACAAATGCACTGGCAGGACTGGCATCTACTGGTGCGGCATCCGGGAGAGCGGCAAACTCTTTAGGACGAAATCTGAACACTTATACGTCAAGTGCAAAAAGAGCCACGAAGAGCACATTTAGCCTTGCAGCGGCTTTCGGAAAATTCTACGCAACGTATTTTCTTGTTATCCGTGGAATTAAAAGCCTGTGGAAATCCATAGAGGGAACTACGGACTATATCGAAGCATTTAACTACTACACGGTTGCTTTCAATAAAGTCGGCAAGGAATGGGGCAAGGACTTTGAAAAATACGGTTACGACAATGCAGAAGATTATGCGCAGAGTTTCGGAAATCGTGTAAATGAACTTCTTGGCAAAATGTCCGGTCTGAAAGTAGATGTAGATGGTGGACTGATTTCTGAAAGTGGAATGAAGAACCTGGGGTTGAATTTGCAGGAGATTACTCAGTACGCTTCACAACTTGCATCTATCACCAACTCTTTAGGGCAGACCGGAGAAGTTACTACGGCAATTTCAAAGTCCATGACAATGCTTGCCGGAGATATTTCCTCTCTGTTTAACGTAGATTTCAGTACAGTTGCAACTAATTTACAGTCCGGTTTAATCGGTCAGTCAAGAGCATTGTATAAGTATGGTATTGATATCACAAATGCCACTTTACAGACTTATGCTTACAAATACGGAATTGAAAAAGCTGTCTCAGAAATGTCACAGGCAGAGAAACAGCAGTTGCGCTTACTGGCAATCTTAGATCAGTCCAAAGTGTCATGGGGAGATTTGGCTAACACAATCAATTCACCCAGCAACATGATTCGCCAGTTCACAAACAACGTGAAAGAAGCTGGAATGGTTCTAGGTCAGTTATTTATTCCGGTATTGCAGAAAGTACTTCCTGTCATTAACGGTGTTGTTATTGCGATTAAAAGATTGCTTGTCAGCGTTGCAAACTTAATGGGTATCAAGATTGATTTTGATTCTTTCGGTAAAGGTGTATCCGGGTACAACGAGGAGTTGGAAAATACGGCAGATGCGCTGGATAAAGTGGGAACAAGCGCAAAGAATGCTCAAAGCGGAATCAGAGCGTTTGATAAATTGAAAGTTATTTCCACACCAAAATCCAGTGGTTCCGGAAGTGGTGCTGGTGGAGCAGGAATTGACCTTACTAAGGAAATCATGGATGCTACTGCCGAGTACGAAAAAGTATGGCAGGAAGCATTTGGCAAGATGCAGAATACAGCTATGGGTTGGGCTGATAAGATAGAAAAACTTCTTGAACCTGTGAAAAAGCTGTTCAAGGATTTTTTCAATGGTAATTTCTTTGAAGCAGGACAAGATTTGTCCGGTATTGTCACAGGGATATTTAACTGGATGTCCGATGCTATTTCATCTGTAGACTGGTATCAGATTGGGCAAAACATAGGACAGTTTCTTGCTGGTATTGACTGGACTGCTGTATTTACATCTGCCGGAAATTTCATAGAAACTGCCATAGATGCGGCAATCGACCTGTGGAAAGGAAGTTTTGATGCTGCACCGATAGAAACCACGATTATCACAGCAATAGGACTTTTAAAATTTACTGGTGTTGGAGATATCATATGGGGGAAAATATCGGATAAGTTATCAGCCAAAGTACTAGGATCAAGTATAGGAATAGTTCCTACAATTGCAATAGCTGCTGTTACTTGGGAGATTGGCTTTAATGTCGGAAAATCTTTAGGCAAAGCGTTATTCCCTGATGATGCAGAGTATTACGACAATTTTACGTGGTTTGGTGAAAATGGTTTTTTTGATACATTAAAAAATACTGATTTTACTACATTAAAAACTGCGTGGGATGATTTATACAAAGATATAACAGATAATGATTTGTATAGATTTTTGACAGGAACAATGCTGCTTCCAAAACATAGCACTCTTGATGATTTTGGAGATAAAATTGATTGGCTAATTGATAAAATAAAAAATACAAAAGTAGATATGTCAGATACTTTTGGTCTGTCATCTGCACTTATCAATATAGCACCACTTGTTGGAAACTGGTTTAATGAAAATGTATCTCCTTGGTTCACAAAGGAAAAGTGGCAAGAAATGGGTCAAACTATAAAGTCATCACTTTCTGAAAAATGGATTTCTTTTACAACATGGTGGAGCCAAACAGGATTTTCAAATTGGTGGGGAAAAATTTTAGAGCAGTTTGGACTAGCAAAATGGAATAAATTGCTTGAAAACATTCCAACGGCGTTTAGAACGGCATTTAAAACAGCAGCTAATGTTGCAATAGCTCCTTTGAACCTTGTAATAAGTGGAATAGAAACCATGATAAACAATGCCATAGACCTTATTAATGGTTTGATGTCTGCAGCAAGGTTAATACCTAAAATTGGTGACGCAGTTCCGAATAATATACAACACATTAGTGTTGGAAGAATACCTACATTTGAAAAAGGCGGTTACGTTCCGAGCAGATACACTATGTTCATGGCAGGAGAAAACGGTGTACCGGAGATTGCCGGAACAGTAGGTGGCAAGACAGCGGTTGCTGGTGGAGCGGAAATTACTGGAATCAAGGATGCGATTTATAAGGCATCACAGGAAGAAATGGCACTTCTAAGACAGCAAAATCAGTTGCTGCAAGGAATACTTGAAAAAGAGTTTGGAATAACAACAGATCAAATTGGAATTGCCGCAAGACAATACGGTCAAGAGCAATTTAACCAAAAACACAAGAATGTATATGTATTTTAACACAGACAGCACTCTGAATGGGTGCTGTCTATTTTTATGCAATAAGGCGGTGAGCGTATGTCAGCATATCAAGGATGGCTTTTAAAAATTGGAGATTACGTTATTGACCAGTCAAGATTTATAGCCGCTGAAAGTTATCAGCCGGCTGTAAATATGCAAGATGTAGACCCGTGGACTGATGCAAATGGATACGTACATAGAAATGCTGTGGAGCTAAAAGCATTAAGTATTGATTTTTCCACACCTGCGATGCTGACGGATGACGATTTGCAAGAGTTACTGTCCGGGATACGAAGCAACTTTATTGATGCAACGGAACAGGGATGCAATATCACGGCATACATTCCATTTTTAGGTAAATATGTCACACAATATGGATATATGGCTGATATAAAGCCTACAATCTACGGAACTTATGACGGAGAGATTAAATACAATCAGATAGAATTTTCATTTGTCGGAGGTGTAGCGAATGAGTAACTATACCTATGCGGATTTGTTTGATAAAAGCGCATCCAAAAAGGAAATCACGATTGAAACAGAGGACAAGTCTGTAAAAATCACCAACAGCGAAATCCATTTTGAACAGTTTGAATTAAAAGAAATACTATGTGATGATGATTACCTTACATTTGGACAGTGCAATGCATCACAGTTGAAATTCAAAATTTCCAACGTGTTCACAAGCATGATTGGGAAACAGATAAATGTTTCAGCTGTGATTAATGGACATACTGACACACCGTTTATTTTCGGCAAATACCGTGTCGTTTCCGATAAACCAACAGATGATAAGCGTTACAGGAATGTGACTGCTTATGATGCCATATACGACATTGGAGAATCGGAAGTATCTTCCTGGTATAACGGACTGAAGTTTCCTCTGACCTTAAAGCAGTTCAGAGACAGTTTTTTTTCATATTTTGGTGTTGAGCAAGTAGCAACCACATTACCTAATGACAGCATGGAAGTGGCAGAAACAATCAAACCAAGTGAACTGTCTGGCCAGACGGTAATGGAAGCAATCTGCTCAATAAACGGATGTTTTGGACACATTAACCATGATGGAAAATTTGAATATGTTTTCCTTAAAGCAATAATATCCGGATTATATCCAAAGAAAGGATTATATCCACAGAAAGGATTATACCCTAGAAAAGGTTCTGAAAAAGAAAAGGTTACTGGTGGAAAATACAAATCAGTTAAATATGAAGATTTTGTCTGCCAAAAAGTTACAAAAGTGCAGATAAGAAAATCAGAAAATGATATTGGTGCAGTTTACCCGGATACAGAGATTACCGAGAACGACAACAGTTATATTTTGCAAGATAATTTCCTTGTTTATGGAATGGGTGCAGATGACCTAGAAACGGTTGCAAGAAATCTGTATGAGGTTATTAAAGTTGTAAAATATAGACCTTATAACTGTGAAAAAATAGGAAATCCTTGTTTGAGCCTTGGAGAAGCAGTCAATGTATATACGGCTAAAGAAATCATAGAAAGCTATGTGTTGAGTAGAACATACAAAGGAATCCAGCAACCGACAGACACTATATCAGCAAGTGGAAAATCTCCAAAGTACAGTGAACAGGTAAATGGAATTAACAAAAGTATAATTCAACTCCGTGGAAAAACAAATGAGTTAGAACGTACTGTTGAGGAAACACGATCTGAGATTAAAGATGTAGAAAGCGGACTGGATACAAAGATTACACAGACAGCTGGAAAGATTGAACTTGAATCAACCCGTGCGCAAGGAGTAGAAACAGATCTGGCGGCGGCAATTTCTGTTCAAGCCGACCAAATCAAGTTGAAAGTTTCCAAAGGTGATGTCAGTTCGCAGTTGAGCGTTGAGAGTGGACAAGTAAGCATTTCCGGTAATCGGTTTGTATTGGACTCCACAAACTTTTCTATTTCTTATGATGGAAAAGTCACTGCGAAAAGCATTGATATAACCGGAGGAACTATCAATTTACAATCAGCATCACAAGATTATAGTACGATTGTGTTAAATTACAGTAATTACACGTTGGGTATGGACGGAGCAGGAATAAGAGCAAGTCGTAGTTCTGATTCGACTATACTTACAGCAAGTGGAATTACAACTACTGGAAGTTTGAAAGCTAAGAATTTGTATGTTGATAACATAAATACGCAAAGTGTCACAAGCGGTACTATTAGCATAGGAAACAATGTAAAAATATCCGGTGATACTGAACTTGCAATAGGGCACACACACAAAATCAATGGAACTCTTAATATAGATGTTAACGGACTATCAATTAATGCCCCTGCTTTGAATATAACATCTACTGGTGGAATAAGTGTAGGGAAATCGCTTGGATATTTAGGTTTTTTTGGAATACAAGGTTCTACCAAGAAAACTGTAAGCAAAATATCGTCTACCAGTACAACAGCAGCTTCTACGGTTGCAAACAAAGTAAATGACCTTATAACAGCATTGCAAGCGTATGGATTGATAGGATAGGAGAAGCAGCATGAATAGTTTAGAAATCAGAGAATTTGAACAGTCAATCATAAATCTTTTTAACGAATGTGGTCTCCCGATGGAGATTAAGCGGCTAATTGTGAATGATATTGCCGGGCAGATTAACAGAGCCGCAGATAATCAAATCAATGTAGAGTTGGAAGAAAGAAATAAAGAAAAAGAAAGCGAGGTTTCTGCAGATGGCACTGAATAAGGTTTATACCAGAATTAACTGGGAAGATTATCCCAGTGAGAACACGGATTTAGATGCATACAATCTTAATCAGATGGATTCTGCTATTGATGCGTTGGACAACCGTATCATATCACAGGATGCCTTAAAAGTAGACAAGTCTGCAATAAACGGAAACATTGCTGATTGGACTATGGATGAAACAACCGGTGTTATTACTATTACAAAATACAACGGTGAAAAAATTATTTTTGACCTTAACATTGAAAAAATTCCTGTCGGCTTTTCCATGTCTGATGACGGAATCATTACCATGACTACAGAAGATGGAACACAGTTTAAGGCTGATATTGGTTCTATGATTCCGGTGTTGACATTTGAAGATTCTGCAACCATAGCTGTATCCGTGACTGGTACTGGAAAGAATAAGACTTATTCTTTTTCAATCAAAACAGGATCAGTAACAGATGCTATGCTACAGCCTAATTATTTAGCAGATATTAGAGTAGAATCCGCAAATGCATCTGCTTATGCGCAATCCGCAAATGCAAAATCTGTATTGGCTGAATCTTATGCCATAGGTGGAACCGGAACAAGAGAAGGAGAAGATACAGATAACGCAAAGTATTATATGGAGCAGGCAAAACAGCAAACAGGAGGTATACCTACAAAAGTCAGCGAATTAGAGAATGACGCTGGATATATCACCAAAGATGTTGACAATTTAACTAATTACTATGACAAGATTACTACCGACCAAAAATTAGCCAACATTGACTTGACTGATTATCTAAAAAAGACGGGTGATGCTTCCAACACAACCGTAACATTCACAGAGCCTACAGAACTGGCACAGCCGACTACAGGTGAAAAACTCAGCGGAATTATCGGCAAGGTTAGCCTTGCGATAAAGAATATAAAAACATTAATTACGCTCATAGGCAATACTGATATTTCATCAATCGGTAATGGAACTGTCACAGGTGCGATTAGTGATGTAAATGGCAAGTTAAAAAAAATTAATGGAATACTTAACATAAATTCTAATTACGGAGAAATTGTATCTGAAAACTGTAATTATTATGAAAATGGTATATATTACATTGATGTTTTTGTTGCTATAAGAACATCAGTGCCTGTATCTAGTCAATTATTTAGCATTAACAGAGGATCCGGGACTCAAATCATCTCAAAAAGACTTGATGCAATATTGGAGGGAGCCACTGATAATTATTTCATTGCCTGTATATCTAATAATACGTTTTTACCAAATACAAATCCAGTAAATGCAGGTGTGTATAAATTAAAAATGATTATAAAAGAATAACTCCCAGTAAACCAACCAACTATAATATAGCTATTTGCACTGGTTTTATCTGTAGTAAACATACATAGACGAATCATTTGGATTTGTTATCATTGTAGATCCCTGGTATACATTAAAACCATTAAATCTGATACTATGTGATTCTATTGTATAAAATATAAAACCACTTGCACCCCATTTATCGCCACTTGGTAAAAATACGAGATTGCTTTCTATGAATTCACCACCCGAGTTTGTGTCCAGCCCATATATAAATGCAATATCACTAGAATCAATTCTTTTCGTGATTATTCTATTAGATGTTGGTGATACCATTGTAATTTTTATTTCATTTATATCGGATGGCACAGTTACGGATCCATTGAGAACTGTATTTCCTGCCGATTTCCACTGTAACTTGCCATTTACAGAAGTAATGATAACTGATGTATGCAGATTAGTAATAAAAATAAATCAATCAAAAAGAGCATGGTGTAGAAGCCATGCTCTTAATTTTTATCTGATTCCCCAGTCACCGTCATTGTTTACGAAACCAACCACATATCCTATTATGTCATCAACTATGTGTTCCGGGAGTATACTGCTCGGAGACATGAGCGGAACATATCTCCATTTTCTTACACCATCTTCAATTATATGGGTTCTAACGACAATATATATTCCACCATTATTGGTCACAATACATCGTTCACCGTCTTGCGGTTCACAATCCGCGGAAAGGAGAATAATTTCCCCTGGAAGATAAAACGGCATATAGTAGTCACAGGGAATTTTCAAACCGATATAAGTCTTGGATTTTATATCTTCCGGTAAGTTGTCTATGCACATGGGTTCCACAGCATTTGTGGTTGCGATAATTCCATTCATAAGTTGCGGTTTGAGGACAGAAATATACTTGTGCGATTTTTCAAGACTGTAATAGATTTTATCTTGGTGACGTATGAAGTAGCGGATAAGGTACAGAGAGTGTTCCGGAAGACTGCGGCATATCTTGATAGATTCCAACATCTTATCTTCCATAGTGCCGCAACCTACCAGTTCATCTACGCTGATTCCAAAGGCTCTAGCAAGCGCAACAGCGGTAGATAGCTTTGTGTCGTTAGAATTACCGTACAGTAGTGAATTAAGCGTAGAATAAGGCAAATTAGCTTCATCAGCAAGCTTGTAAACCGTCATGTCTGGCTCATTAAGAAATTCGTGGAGATTCCCACGAAAACTTAACATATAATTTGCACGGTTGACTGATAGATGTGTCGAAATTTCTTTGATTCGGTCTTTTTTCATCATGTTTATTGTCCCCCTTTCACATGATACACTTGTAACATCCCTTGTTTCAAGGGACATCAAGTTCTGGCGAGGGCGGTGTTTATTGGCGTTTTCACCGTCCTCTTTTTGTTGATATTTTACAACAATAAAAAACGTGAGTCAAATATATATTGATTGTTTAGAACGTATGTTCTATAATGTGATGTATCGCTACTTTAGATTCTGCGGAGAATTAAAGGGGAGAGGGGTGTGGTTACGATGAACGAAAGCAATGAATTTTACAGAGAGGAAATTGCAAGGATACTATCTGGAATAGAAGACAATGACATATTGAAATATGTGTATGTCATTGTCTCCGATATAGAGGGGGAAAAATGAAAAATCGAAAAAAAATAAATTGGGCGTTAATAATTTTGATTTACTTTTTAGGATTATTAACAAATTATTTCTTAAGATAGACCTAATATTTTCTTTAAATATTCTGTAAATATTGGAGAGCATAATCCCATAAAGTACACTAAAACGTAAACAAGTTTTGGACCTATATAATCAATAATTTTTTTAAAAGGACTTATGTAATTATGCTCTTTACTTTTTACTATATGTATGTCTTCTAATGAATTTATTTTTATATATTTCATTTCTTCTAGTTCATTTATGTAATCAATAAAATCATCTATGGAAGAATCACCATAATCTTTTGAAATCCTACCTAATACAACATTGTTGTCTTTATTTTTTATTGATATTAAATAGCCAAAAAAATCATTAGAATCTTTTATTTTTCTCTTCATTCCGCACCTCCGATTATCATTTTAAATGCGGAAAATGCAGTACTTCTTTTTTGCTCCGAAAGATTGTAGTACTTAATCAATAAATCTTCCATATCTGGATCGTTTCTTAAAAAAGAAACTAATCTAGCATATTTTGCTGAATATTTTTCTCCATCTTCTTTACCGGTCAACAAAAATTCAATAGAAACTCCTAAAAAATTTGCAATTACTTCTATACGGTCATCCGGAATAACTCCCTTTTTTAAACTTCTTATATATCCATTACTAAATCCGCAAGAAGTCTCTAATTTAGAAATGGCTATTCTCCTTTCTTTACATATAGATTTTACTCTTTCTACTGTAGTCATAGTGTCCTCCCAAAAATTTAGATGATACTCTAAAAATATGCTTGACAAAATAGAGAACACTCTATATAATAAATTTAGGATTTAGAGGAAAGCCTAAATTTAAAAATGTTCTCTGTGGTTTCTTGGCAGTTACTATATTAGAACATTCTCTAAATTTTGTCAAGTTTTTCTCTAAATTCCTAAATCAAGAGAAAGGAAGTGATAGATTGAATTGTTACGACAGAATCAAGGAAATTTGTGATAAGAAAGGAACAAATATTTATCAAGTGGAGCAGAAAGCCGGATTGAGCAATGGAATTATCCGAAAGTGGAATGAATCTGCTCCGCAAGTTGACAATTTAAAGGCTGTTGCAAAAGTCCTTGGAGTAAAAGTAGACGAGTTACTGGAATAGGGAGGTAAAAACATGGAAAAACAGAGATATGTGGTATTAGACAAAAATGGTAAAGCAAATATAGTTCAGAAAGCTGATTCACGTTTTGTTGGAATTGACGAGATGGCACAGCACATTGCGTTTGACATTATCGAAGATTACAAAAGCATTATAGATGGCGATAAGAAAATCGAAGAAACAAATATTGATTTGTCTATCAAAGTACTTACCGCCATTTCGCCTTTTAGGAACGGCTCTGGATTTGGAAAGGATTGCTAATTGCTTCGGCTTTTGCTAATTGTGGTTTTTCTTCCGGCAAAGAATTGACGATTTCTGAATAGTATTGGTCGTACAGGTTCTTAAAATCATCAAAACTTCCGGTATATCCACAGATTTTAGCAATAGCGTAAGCGGATGCGTATTCTTTAGAATCCAATATAATTCACCTCCTTATATAAGAATAAGGAGAGTATATCACAAACAGGAAGTGAATTGAATGAGTGAAAAAGAGAAAAAAATCGTTGAGAAGTTAAAGAGAGCCATTCCGAATATGTCCGATTTCGACAAGGGATATATTCTCGGCAAGACAGAGAAGATGGCAGAGGAATCTGTTAAGAAGCAGGAGGAAGAAAATGCAAAGCCAATTTGAGAGAGAACTTCTCAAAACATTAAAGAGCATTGACGGTACTCTGAAAAGAATTGAGAAGTCCATGAATGATGATGAAAAGAACCACTTAACAATCTGCAATGCAGTTATGCATGCACAAAGAGGAAACAACTATTTTCCGTATTTCAGAGATACTATGTATGACTGGCGAAAATGAATTTAGGGAAGGAGAACAATGAACGAATTACAAACATCAAACATGAAAACACCCATTGAGATTGCACTGGGTGTTGATGAAAACGGAATGACTACCGCAAGAGCGTTATACGAGTTTTTGAGCGGAGAAAAAAGTCATTTTGCAAGATGGGCGAAAACAAACATTGAGGAAAACGAGTTTTACGAGGAAAACAAGGACTGGTGGGGGTTCGCCACGATGGCGAACGGTAACGAATGCAAGGATTACAGACTGACTACCGACTTTGCGAAACATCTGTCAATGGAAAGCCATTCTGCAAGGGGCAAAGAAGCAAGACAGTATTTTATCACCATAGAGGACAGGGCGAAGCAGGAAGTAATCAACAGGTCGCAACTTTCTCCACAGATGCAAATGGTTATGTCACTGGCTGAGAGCATGGCACGGCAGGAACTGGAACAAAAGAAACAAGCTGAACAGGTTCAGAAGTTGGAAAGTACAGTCACCAACATGAAAGAAATTTTCACAGAGCCTATCGGAGACTGGAAAGCAGACATTAACGCAAAGGTACGCAATATTTCTGCAAAGAGCGGTATCGACTATCAGACACTTTACAATCAGCTGTATGGTGAATTGGAAAATGAAGCACATTGTGTTTTAGCAAGGCTTCAGAGCAATAAAATCAAGCGTATGGAAGATGCCGGAAACACGAAAACAGCTATCAAAGAGGGAACTACAAAGATTGCGGTTATTTTTGACAATGCAAGACTGAGAGTAATCTTTGAGAACATCGTAAGGAGATACGCTATGAGGTATTGCGCATGAGAAAAATAGTTGATGTTGTCCTTATGGTTTTTTCCTGGCTATTAGGAATATTCACGGGGGTGATTCTACTCTATGTTATATAGAGACAAAAGAATATTAAAGAAGAGAAATAAGGAACATTGTAAATCAGCTCCTTTAAAAATCAAAATAAAGTTTTGGTTTATTAGAAACGAGGAAATTCTATGGACGATATTTGTTTCTACTATAACCAGTTAATAGTCCAGTTAGCAATAAAATATTTGATATGAAAAGGAGATTGTGAATTTTATGAGAACGACATTGAAACTGTTTCTTCCTATTATAATAGCACTCTCCATCACATTTACTTCCACGGCACAGACTAAAGGCTCATTTATTTCGGAAGAAGCACAGGAGATATGTGTCAAGTACGGTGAGGAATATGGCATCTGCCCGGAAATGCTTATGGCAATGATTGAGAAAGAATCGTCCGGCAGACCGGATGTGGAAAGCGGTGGTTGCAAAGGCCTGATGCAGATTTCTGACAGATGGCATAAAGACCGTATGGAGCGGTTGGGAGTAACAGACATTTACGATCCGGACGGAAATATTCATGTGGGAGCCGACTATTTATCGGAATTGTTTGAAAAGTACTGCGATGTAGGAATTGTACTCATGGTTTACCACGGTGAGAAAAATGCAACGACTAAAACAGAATTAAGTGATTACGCTGACTGGATATTAACCAGGAGCGCAGAACTGGAAAGGATGAATGGAAAATGACGAACAGAGAAAAGTATGCGGAACAGATTCTTGATATTGCAGTAACTGGACATCCGTTTGCTATTAACAGAAATGGAGAAGTCAATAGTTGCGGTAAAGTACCATGCGACGAATGTATATTTCGGAAAAATAAAGTTACTGATATTTCATGTGGAGAAAAAATAAAAGAATGGTCAGAGCAGGAATATGTTGAATCGCCTGTTGACTGGTCTAAAGTGCCTGTTGATACAAAGATTCTTGTGAGAGGTTCAGAAGATGAACCGTGGTTAAAGAGACATTTTGCAAGATACGAAAACAATATTGTTTTTGCATGGGACAGCGGTTGTACATCTTATTCTGCTTACGGATGCGATAATGTTGCAGGTTGTAAGTATGCCAAACTTGCGGAGGAAGATGTATGAGTGCCAAAAGGCGGTTTACAGTCAAAGGAGTAATCGGAAGATTCTTCTTTAATCCTAAAGAGTGGAAAATCGACCGTGAAACATCATTCTACTACCGACTGGTGAACCGTGAGACAGGAATGAAAAAATGGGTAAGAAAGGAGTATTTTCATGTTGAAGAAAGGAATTATCCCCATCGTCCGTGCGAATGAGATTCTGATTGCAGGACTGTTAGATGCAGGAATCTTGTATATCGGAGATGATAATATGATTCATGCAGCAGAAGACTGAAAGCCGGAGGAATGAGGAAATGGAAAGGAAGATAAGAAAAATCTTGGTAGAACTGGGGCTGAAACAGTACTTGCCCGGATTCCAGTACATCATCGAGGTTGAAACGCTGATGTTTGAGAACCGGAACAGAAGACTTTCTGAAATCTACCGGATTATCGGAGAGGAACACAGTACAACCAAGGAAAGCGTGTACAGGGCGATCAAGTGGGTGGTTGACAAGATGAACACAACCACAGAGTTGTACAAGAAAATCAACGAGACAGACAAGCCAGTATCAATCTATATGTTTGTTAATTCACTGTATTTATATCTTTGGGAGGATAGGAAGAATGAGGATTAAGCACATCTTTTTGCAGAATTTCTGCAAGTTCTATGGCTCTAACGTAGTGGACACTAATTTATACGACCGGACAGAGGTTTCCGGTGTGAATGAAACTGGAAAGTCCACGATCAAAAGAGCAATTCAGTATATTTTTGGATGCCGTGACGAGAACGGCAGAGAAATCACCGGAATCAGACCGCACGATAAGGACGGCAATGACATTGACGGAGATATTACCGCAGAAGTTACCGTGGAGATTGACGGTACAGACAAGGTTCTGAAAAAAGTATGCCGTCAGAACTTCAATAAGAAAGGCGAGTTTACCGGCAATGTCACGGATTACTATGTGAATGATATTCCAAAAAAGGCAGCAGATTTTGAAGCATTTTTAGAAGAGAGTGTATGCGGAAAAGATAAGTTTTCACTTTGCATCAATGCCATGACACTTCTACTGAAAGGTGGCACGGATCAGAGAGCAATTCTTGCTGATATGTTTGGTCAGCACAGTAATGATGACATTTGCAACCAGTTTCCGAAGTTTGAAGCATTAAGGACTGTTCTGCAGGACGGCACAGTTGATGAACTGAAAAAGTGTTGCAATACGCAGTTATATGGTACAAGGGGAAGAAATGGAACCAAGGGCTTGCAAGACCTGTTAGATGAAATTCCGAGCCGTATTGACGAGGTGAGCCGTCAGAGAGTGGATATTGACCTTGCGGATCTGGAACTGAAAAAGAAAGCTTTACTGGATAAGCTGTCAGAGAACATTAAGCAGCAGACAGATACGCAAGACAGCATGAATTCCTACGATAAGATTTCTGATGGAATTATTGAGTTAAAAGGTCAGTTGAGCGCATTACAGCAGAAAGCAAATGAAAAACTGGATACGGACAGAAGAGAGAAGCGCACAACACTGAATCAGATTCAGAATGAGCATCAGAAAGAGTTGCTTAAGGCAGATACCATTCGTGAAGAGATCACTGCACTGGAAAAGCGCATTGAACAGTATGAACAGAAGAGACAGGACTTGAAGAAGAGTTGGGATTTGAATAAAAGCCTTAAATTTGATGAAAACTCTCTGGTTTGCTCCTACTGCGGACAGGAATATCCGGAAGAGAAGAAAGAGCAGTTAAGAACGGAGTTTGATACGCATAAGGCACATGAATTGGAACTGATTACCAAAGAGGGTTCTTTCTGCGCTGAACATATCAAAGCGGATCAGGCAGAACTGGAGCATAAGCGTGAGGAAATGAAAAAGACAGAGGATGAAGTGGAGAGGTTGGAAAAAGAGATTGCCATTGCTGATAATGCCTTAAATTCCATTTCGGCAAGCGTGGATATTTCCAACACAGAAGAATACAAAGCTATTCAGTCGCAGATTGCAGAGAAAGAAGCTGCCATGCACAAATTCACTGACATGAATCTTCTTAGAATCCAGTTAAAAGGTGATGAAGAGCAGATCCGAAATGATATTTTTGTGGTTGATAAGTCTTTGGCGAGTGTAAGCATTAACGAAAGTGTGGATAAGCGTATTGCAGAACTGGAACAGGAGAGAAGAGATATTGCACAGAAGATTACGGATGTACAGGCGCAACTTGACCTGTTAAAGAAATTTAGCCGGAAGAAGAATGAACTGTTGGAATCTGATGTGAACGAGTATTTGGAGTTCTGCCACGTAAAGATGTTCAGACCGCTTGTGAACGGTGATACCGAGGAATGCTGCGACTTTATCTACAAGGGAGAGCCTTACAGCCGAAACATGAACCACGGAGCAAAGATTCTGACAGAAATCGACATTTGCAGAGCGTTTCAGAAGCGGTGCGGTGTGGAATTGCCTATCATGGTTGACGATACCGAGAGCCTTGATTCATGGAGAATACCGAAGATCGACAGCCAGTTGATTATGTTCCGCAGAAGTGATGATGCGAGTTTGAAAGTGGAGGAAGTGAAGAATGAGTAATGAAGCAGAGAAACGCTACATTGTCGAGAGTGAGTTTGAACACGTAGGGTATAAATGCGTTGTGATATTTGGAAATATGGCTCACAGGTGCGGATATGTTGGCATTCCAAAGAATCATACGTTATACGGAAAAAATTATGATTACCATCTTGAAATTAAAAAATCAGATATTTGGGGCAGAGAAGTAAGTGGCATTTTCCCTTTGCTTGGTGCTTGTATTGATGAAGATGAAAGAATTCGAATTGAAGCATATTTCCAGTGTCACGGAGGTATTTCATATTCAGGTGGTGGAACAAATTCAAATTATCCTATTAAAAGTGATTTATGGTGGTTTGGGTTCGATTGCGGTCACGCTGGAGATAAGGCGGATTTGGATTATGCAATACAGAAATTTCCAAGCTGTAAAGAAATTTATCAGATGCAAAAAATGATAGAAAGTAAATTTCCTGTTGGTGTCGATGTCGTTCGTTCAGAAGAATATGTTGCTGATGAATGTAAGAAGTTGGCGGAGCAATTGAAAGAGTTTGAAAGGAATGAAGAGAATGCAGATTAAGAAAGAGACAGTCATTTCCGTTTTGACAACAAGCGGAGAAACAATCAATGTCGGTGACACTGTGGTTTTTAATGCAGAGGGCAAGTGCTACACGGGAGTTTACATGGGTATGACAGACCGTGGAGCCTTGAAATTTAAGGGAAAGATTTCCGGTACTGATGTCACATGGAACGTGATGCCTAAGAGCATTAAGGAAATTTGCAAGGCTGATGTAAAAGTGAAAAATGATGAATTTGGCAAGTTTATGAACGAGCCGGAAAGTGAGGAATAAGTATGAAACATAAATTTAAGGTTGGAGACAGAGTAGTTGAAAAAATAAATCAGAAAAAAGGTGTTGTAGTCGATTTTTCAAAAAGCGAAAATCTTTTTCTTGTAAAGTTTGATGGGTGGAACAAAGGGCATGACGGAAATGGGAATACAAAAAGCGGTAAAACTTACCAAGGAAAACATTGTTGGTATTTTGAAAAAGAAGACTTAGAAATAATAAAGGACGAAACCATTGTCATCTACCGCAACGACAACAAAGTAGTTGCACTTGACAAGACCACTGGCAAGAAAGCAGAAGCCAACTGCAATCCGGCTGATGAATTTGATTTCCGTACTGGTGCAAAGTTGGCTTTTAATCGGCTGATGGGCGAAGATGTAAAGCCTGATGATGGTGTCCGTGAGGTGAAAAGAAAAGCTAAAGTTGGTGAGTATATCAAGGTTGTTGATGCGCAACCTTATCTTATTCCCTATAAAAACGGAGATATATTTAAGGTTATTTCTACAAGTAAACCTGGAGTTGTAATCGAGAAAGATGGAACACCAGTTACATCGGCATGGCACAGAGAGTACGTTGTCCTTGAAAACTACAAACCGGAAGAAAAAGTGCAGGAAGAGGATGACAGCGAAATCCATGTCGGTGACATGGTAGAGGTAACACAAAGAGGTGGTTGCTATTCAAAATACAATACATGGAGTGGACTTGGAAGTTATAGGCAAAATTTTGTTAAGGGAGTTTCTGTTGAAGATGGGATGGTTGCAAAGGTTTTGAACATTGCGAAGCATGACAATCCGTATATTACTCTGCCAGACCTTGCGCTTATTCAGAATCCCAAGACAACCCAGGTATTCATAATCAAAATTGACGGAATCAAAAAGGTAGAAAGGTAGGTAGAAACATGGCAGAAGAAAAGAAGCAGGAAGTAATGACACAGGAAAAGGCAGAGGTTAAAGAGAGTAGAAATAAGGTTACAGATTTTAGTCTTGGTATCTTCGGCACTTCCGACAACTTCATCATGGCTAATCAAATGGCAAAGGCACTTGCAAGTTCTACGATTGTTCCATCAACTTATCAGAATAATCCGGCAAACTGTCTGATTGCCATTGAACAGGCACAGAGACTTGATGTTAGTCCGATGATGGTTATGCAGAATCTGTATGTTATCCAAGGAAGACCTTCATGGAGTTCAAAATTCCTTATTGCTGCAATCAACAACAGTGGCAAGTACGACATGGAATTACAGTTCGAGGAAACGAAAGATAAGGACGGCAAACCTTTTTCTTGCCTTGCGTGGACTGTGAAGAACGGCAGAAGAATTGAGGGAATGGTCGTTGACATGGAAATGGCGAAAAATGAGGGTTGGCTTGGTAAAAATGGTAGCAAGTGGAAAACCATGCCACAGCTGATGTTGCGTTACCGTGCCGCTTCATTTTTTTCAAGCCTTAACTGCCCGGAACTGACACTTGGATTGTACACGAAAGAAGAAATAGTTGATGGTGATTTCAAGGAATATTTTATGGAGAACGTGCAGGAGCAGGTTCAGAAAGAGATTTCACAGAATGCAAACACTGTACCGTTTGAGGAAGTCACCACGGACAGCACGGAATAGACCATTGCTAACGCAGAGACACCGGATTGCTTTAAGTAGGAGAGCGCTGTTATGGACAAATATTTAAGCATTATTACAAATTTTGGGTGTCACGGCAAATGCCCATATTGCATAGTTAGAGAGAACGGAATTAAAGTACCGAAATCCACGGTGGATGGTCTGGATAAACTGGAAGATGCAATTACATTGACCGGAGCGAATATCGTATCTATCTCCGGCGGTGGAGATCCGCTTTACCGGTATAGTGACAATCCTCTTGTACCAATGTATCTCGGCATGGTTATGGGTATCTGCATTAAAGCCGGTATTCCAATGGAAATGCACACAAGCTACACAGAGTCGGAGTTTCCGTACCATTTCTGCAAAAGAGTGGTGTATCATCTGCAATCCGTTGAAGGTTTGGAATACGTGGAGAGACACGGAACGGAAATCGTGAGAGTTGTGTTCGTGGCAACAGAAAAATTATCGAAAGAGGATATTACCAAGATTTCAAACTTTGTTCATTCCTCGGATCAGATAGATGAACTCAGTTTCCGACAGATGGTTAATGAGCGGTACGAGACGGAGTATTACAACCATGATTTTCTGAAAGCCGGTCACGAAAACGGATTGTGGCATTACATCCGGCAGAAAGATTACAACATCTACTACGCTGAGAATAGAATTTACACAAAGTTTTCAGAGATTGGAGAAAGTAATGGAACTTAATGTCTTAGGCTCCGGTTCTTCCGGTAACTGCTATCTTCTAACGGCAGATAACGGTGAAACACTTTTACTGGATGCAGGACTTCCTATCATGGACATAAAACGTGGTCTTAACTGGAATATAAAATGCGTTGTGGGTGCGATATGCACCCATGCGCACAAAGATCACTCATTATCCGTATCAGACCTTGAATACATGGGAATACCAGTATTTAAGCCATATGAGAGTTTAGAACCTATGGAAATAGGGTTTACTGGTGGAATAATAATGGCATTTGACCTGACAACACTTGACGGCAAATGGACACACACGAACGCAGACGGTACGGAATGTCCTTGTTATGGATTTTTGATAACACATCCGGAAATGGGGAAACTTCTGTACATTACCGACACGGAGTTTTGCAAATGGAGATTTGCAGATGTAAACCACATTTTAATCTCATGTAACTATCAGAAAAAGTACATTGATGATGAAAATGTTGCGAAAAGGAATCACGTTTTTCGTGGTCACATGGAACTTGAAACCGTGAAAGATTTTGTGATGGCTAACAAAACAGATAGCTTGCAAAACGTCATATTGTGCCATTTAAGCCGAGATAATGCAGTACCCAGTGAATGTGTCGCAGAGGTCAAAAAGATTGCTCCTATGGCTCATGTGGACGTTGCACAGGGCGGTAAGGAATGGATTTTGAGGAATGGAAAGGAGTGTCCATTTTGAGCAAAAGAGTATTAGATGCTTGTTGCGGAAGTAGAATGTTTTGGTTTGATAAGCAGAATCCGGATGTTGTTTTTGCAGATAACCGAGAACTGGAAACTACTTTATGTGACGGAAGAACACTTCTTGTTAAACCTGACATAAAAATGGATTTTCGGAATATGCCGTATGAAGATAAAACTTTCAAAGTCGTTGTTTTCGACCCACCACATTTGATTCATGCCGGAGAGAAATCTTGGCTACGGCAGAAATACGGAGTACTTCCGGAAGATTGGCCAACATACCTAAAGGCAGGATTCGATGAATGCATGAGAGTTTTAGAGCCGGACGGACTACTTATATTCAAATGGAATGACCAACAGATATCTTTTTCAAAGGTTCTGAAAGTATTCGGACAAAATCCGTTACTTGGAGACCAAAGAGGTATGACAAGATGGGTAGTTTTTATGAAGTGATTAAAAAGGAGAAGTGCGTATGAGTGGTGGAAGTTTTGGTTATTTGTGCTATAAAGATGTGCCGGAACTGATGAACAGTTCAAGCATTGCGAACCTTGAAAAAATGGTTCAGCACTTACAGGCGTATGGTTACGAGGACATAGCACGAGATACACAGCGGTTGATTGAGTACATCCAGTCGGCAAGTATCAGAATCGAGGTTTTGAGCGAGAATCTTAACGGTGTTTTCCATGCAGTGGAGTTGTATGAGAGCGCAGACATCGGCAGAAAAGAAATGATTGCAGAACTGGAAAAGTACAGAAATGGTGGTGCGAATGGCTGATTGGAAGAATGTAGCAAAGGCAAAAGCCATTGAGAAAAAGAACCGTGAACGCATACTGGCTGTTAATCCTCATGTGGACGAAAAAAGCGGAATCTATTTTCTGACAAGGAAAGATGAGGACGGTTTTCGATATGCCTATATCGGGCAAGCAGTCAATCTGCTTTCAAGGCTTGCCGGACACCTTAAAGGCTATCAGCACATAGACCTGTCAATCAAAAGTCATGGTCTGTATTCCACGGACAACATCTACGGTTGGAAAATCGGATTCTTACATTATCCGGTAGATAAACTGGATAAGTGGGAACAGTACTGGATTAAGTGTTATGCGGACAAGGGATATCAGCTTCGCAACAAGACAGCAGGTGGTCAAGGTGATGGAAAGAAGCAGATCGCAGAATATAAACCGCCTAAAGGCTACCGTGACGGCATTCAGCAAGGAAGAATCAACCTTGCAAGGGAACTGTCGAACATTGCTGACAAACATTTGGTTATCAGCCTTAAGCCGGAGAAGCAGAACAATTCCATATCACAGAAACAGTATCAGAAGTTTATGGAATTATTACACACGGAAAAGGACGGTGAAAAGAGTGAGAACGGTTGACAAAAGCAAGAAAGCAAATGTGAAGTGTGAGCATTGCGATTATTACGATTCAGAAAATTCATTTTGCAATCTTTTGCGTGAGCCTAAGAATTATTACAACAGGTGCATGAAATTCAAGTGGAGCAAAAGAATAGAGGAACAATTCAATGGTAAAGTATGAAGATGAATGTTGCGATTGTGCTGTTCCATCTTATCCCTGTCTTGGCAGCAGTTGTCCGAACCGTAATGTGAAGCATCTGTACTGTGATAAATGCGGTGAGGATGTTGAAAGACTTTATGAATTTGACGGAAAGGAACTGTGTGGTGACTGTGTCCTGAAAGAATTGGAGGTTATTGAATGATAGTAAAAATAGGAAGAAATCATTTTGACATAACAGAAGACGATTTTGTCCTTTTTAACGGTGCAATATGGCAACTTATTACTCAAAAGATATCTAAAGGTTGGTATGATTACAGTCCAGTTGTAGCGAAAAATAAAGCTAATAAGTGGAAAAAAACAGGTGCTATTTACCTTGTAAAAGAAACTGGGTTATATAAAACCGAGAGTGGAAAGCAGATGGGGTTGTGGTATTACAAGTTTAACATCGAAAAACTGAAAGAGGTTGAACAATAACCTTGAAAATCACAGAACTTGGAGGTGATACATAAAATGCCAAAACGATATGACAATCCGCAGGAAATTTTGAAAATCATGCGGCAGACAGAACTTTTGAGACAGTCAGCCGAAAGAAGTCCATTCACTGGGATACTGACACTGTTCTGTTATACCTTGTGGAAAGACTACAAGTACTCACAGACGAAGCTTTCTGACTTTTGCTGTAAATTCACCGAGTACAACGAAAAGTACGAGAATGAGCCTTATACGGAGTTACAGAGTAGGCTTAACGATTTTGCAGACTGGACGATTGAGTACAAGGAATTTACCGAAGCTGATTATCCACATTACAAGTCGGTTGTAGCGCAGAACTGCATCCGGGAACAGGTCAGATGCAATAACAGAATCAATGATTTATCCACAAGGTACATTCTATATGGAATGGTAATTCTTATGGAAGATGGATTCGGTAAAAAGAAACTTACGAATTTCAAGGATAAGTTTTCAGACCATATGGACAAAGCAGGAGACAAGTGTAACGGAAAGGATTTCATGGACTTGTGGAAAGAACTGGTGGAAAACACTGGAATTTATATAGAAAAGCCTATTTTTGAGTAAGGAGTTCTAAATGGCAGAAAAACGAATGTTCAGTTCAAAAATAATTGAAAGTGATGCTTTTTTGGATATTCCTGCTACGGCTCAAATGCTTTATTTCCATATCTGCATGAACGCTGATGATGACGGATTTGTGAACAATCAGCGAAAAATTATAAGGATGTGCGGTGCTTCAGATGATGATTTAAAAGTGCTGATAGACAACAGATTCCTGTTATCTTTTGATAGCGGTGTTGTACTGGTAAAGCACTGGCGTATTCACAACTACATTCCACCGGATCGTTACAAGCCGTCATGCTATGTGGATGAAAAAAGCAAAATAGGTGTGAAACTAAATGGGTCCTACACAACGGATCCTAAAAAGATGGTTTCTCCAGTAGAGGGAAATCCAAAGAAGCGTTGCTACGACAATGAAATCAAACTTGATAAGAGGTGATGCAAATGCAAATGACAGGTTATGAATTGTTGGAAAATTATGAAAAAGCGGAGGATAAGGACAAACAGATTCAGATTCTTGCGGATCTGAACCACATTCCGGTTGATATGGTGATTTTTGTGATTGATAACAGTGAGAAATTCGATTCTTCAGAGGCACCGTTATCCACAGAAGAATTTGCCAAGTGGTGTGAGACGGAACTTGACCGTGTGGATAATCACATTCATGCACAGGAAATATATTATAGAGAACTTTGTAATGTATACAGAATCGCAAGTACATACGGGAAAAGGAGTGCAAAATCGTGAGCAGAGGATTTTATAGCGAGAATGAATTGCGGAAGATGGGGCAGCATCCAAGTATGCGGGCAATCCGCATCGGCCGGACCAAGCCGTATGACTGCAGTTACCCGGTAATGGCGGAGAAGCCGAGGATTGCGGAAAGGAGCAAGGATGGAGAGACTGACAGAAAGAAAAAGAAATTTTAATGGCACTGCTATAAGCAAAAAGTCAATGATAGACAGAGAAGGATATCCTACGGTAAGTGATTATGCATCAAAAGCACTTACAAAATTAGCAGACTATGAGGATGCCGAGGAACAGGGATTGCTACTGCGGTTGCCGTGCAAAGAAGCGTACACAAAATCAGGAGACATAGTATATCTTATTTATGATTATGAAGTGGTTGAATGCACTCATTGCGGATTAGGTATAAATCCTGTTGACGGAAAAGCATATATTGCGCTTGCGACAGATGAAGATATTTTCCCGTACAGAAGACCTATTCCTGAATACGATTTATGCCCTACAGATTGGTGTACAAATACAATCGATGCAGAAGTAGGTGAAATTGGCAAAACAGTATTCTTCACAAAAGAGGAAGCCGAAGCTAAACGGGCAGAAATGGAAGGTGCGGAATGAAGAGAGAAGAAAATATGTTTGAAAATTGGCCAAAAACAAAAGAATAAATGTCATATATTGATGTTGTTGTTGATGGAAAATTTGAAGAAGATAAAAAAGATTTAAGCTTAAAATTTAGAGGATCAAAAAATCAAAGAATAATAGATGTACAAAAATCATTAAAAACACATCAAATAATTCCATATGAAGTATAAAAGTTCAAAAATATATTTTAATTAGAATAAAAGACTTGACAAAGACTAGATAAATAATGTATAATGATTAGCGTATAAAGGATGAAATCCCACATACAGTGTTCTAAACGCCGGAAGGAGGGGAATTAATAAATGTCAGAAATCAAAGTTAATGGAAATATAGAAGAAGCGCTAAAAAAATTTAAAAGACAATGCGCAAGAAATGGGGTTCTTCAAGAAGTTCGTAAAAGAGAATGTTATGAAAAACCAAGTGTAAGAAGAAAGAAAAAGTCAGAGGCTGCTAGAAAAAGAAAATTTTAATAGAAAATAGTAAGTATTATCTTACTATTTTTTTAATTAAAAGTATTGATTTTTTTTTCCTTAATTGTTATACTAAGAATAGAAAATTACTAAAAGGAGAAAATAGTATGAAGAAACAAAAGAATGAAGGAATAACAATTATTGGTTTAGCAGTTACAATTATTGTTATGCTATTATTAGCTGGTGCAACGATAAGTTCTATTGTTGGACAAAAGGGTATTTTTGCCAATATGAATAAAACACAAAATCAGACAAGACTAGATGAAGAAAAAAGAATATTAAAAGCATCAGTTGTTAATGCAATGTCAAAAGATAGTGTAGGAAATGTTACTAAAGATAATTTATCACAATCACTAGATCAAACTGTTGATGAAAAATATACAATTGCTTCAGAAGGAAATGGTGTACTTAAGGTAACATTTGAAGAAACTAAAAATGAATATTATGTTTTTGAAGATGGAACAATATCATCTAAAAATGAATATGAAAAAAATGTAATATTTGCTATAACACCAACAACAATCCCAGCATTAAAGATAAATCAAGAAAAAAAGATAAAAGCAATAACAAATACTGAAAATGCTGAATTGAAATGGAAATCAAATGATGAAAGTATTGTTAAAATAGTAGGAAATTCAACAAATGAGATAACAATAAAAGGAGTAGCAGTAGGAAAAGCTCAAATTCAGGCATATTTAGAGATAATAACAGGAGGCGATTTCGGTGGACATGGGCTGCGTCGGCGAAGGTGTGCAGTGATGTGCACCTGAAACCGG